CGACGCGGAAGATGAGCCAGCAGGGCGAACATCGGGTCAACCAGATGAGCGCGATACGATACGGGCACTTTCTTCAGGTCGTTACGCTTAATGACGATGTATCGGTCCTCGCGCTTGAATTCTGCGGGCATGATGATTCCTTGGCCGCCCGGATGGCAGCACCATAAGTAGATTGAGAGGGGATTAGAATTCCGGTATGTATTCGGCCTGGTACGCTTCTGCTGGGGTCTGTCCGCGCGCCCAGTTGTATGCTTCCCACATTTCGGGCTGACCGGGCTTATGTCCGTGCTCGGCGGCCAGGGTCAGCAGCTCGGCCCACCACTGGTCCCATGTCACGCTGCCTCCTTTCGCTGAGCTGAAACGCGCCAAGGATCATTCGCTCGCGCCAGCGCTGCCATGGGCGGCGGTGACACACCGTTGCCGCACATGTGCACCTTCTGAGTGATCGTGAACGGCACACCATCGGCGCCGAAATCGATGATGTAGTCACGCGGGAAGCCTTGGGCCCGGTACAGCTCCGGCGGCTTGATCATCCGCAGGCAGATGTCGACGATCACATAGGGTGTGCCCTTGACCAGCACAGTCACCAGGCCCAGACGGTCCTTGGTGGTGATGGTCGGCGAAGGACTGTCGCACCCGCTGACGTTGTCTGTGCCGTAGTAGCTGATCAGGAAGGCCGCGACCCGCAGCGCGCCCGCTTCATGCTCTGGCGACAAGCGCAGCGAAACCACCGAGCTTTTGCCGCCACCGCCTGCAGTGATGGTCGGTGCCGGTTCGTTCAGGGCTTGGCCGACGCTGTTGCCGAACTGGCGTTCCATGAACGCAGTGACCAAGCCGTGGTGCTGGCCGCCGGCGCTGATGGTGTGCAACGGCTCAGCCACGTCTCGGGCATCGCAATTGCCGCGCAGGTGGACCAGTTGAGCCGCCACCAGCTGCTGCTGGCTGCCAGTGCTGGTGACGGTTGTCATCGGCTCGTCTGCGCCCTTGGCGACCGTGGTATTGAAGCCGCCGTTCATCTGCGCGATGAATGCGGTTGCCAAGGCGTATTTCCCGCCAGAGGCCATGATCGTGCCCAGCGGTTTCGCCATGTCAGCTGTGCGCGGGGCACTACCTGGTTTATCGCCATTGCCCAGCTGGACCAGCGCAGCGGCGGCCAGACCTTTGTGGTTCTGCGTGAGGACCGTGCCGAGAGGTTGATCTACCGGGGAGGGCTTGCCCGAGTATTCAGGACCACCAGTGCCGACCAGAACAGGGCTGATCAGTGTCAGTTCGCCCCGGTTGGCACAAGTGATCGTCGGCAGCGGCTCCAGGGGATCATTGATACGGTCGCTGCCCTGGTGAGTTGCCGGTGCAATGATCGGGCTGACAATCGAGAACGAACCGCCCTTGGGGTATGACGTGATGGTGCGCAGCGGCTCGTCCGTTGATTGGACGTTCCCAACGGACCAGTTGGCGATCGGCACGATGAAAGGGTTCGCGCTATCAATGACGAACTTCTTCATGCCCTTGGCGATGCGCCGCAGGGTGGCCGGGGCCAGATCCTTCTTGCGCCCGAAGATGCTGCGGCCGAGGTCAGTGAAGTCGATGCATTCGGCGGCAGTGCGGTACTTCAGCTGACCCTTCGCGGGCTTTTTCGCGTGAGTAGGCTCAGGCCACACAATCGGCTGGCCATCGCAGCGAGCGAGCATGAACAGGCGCTCACGGCTGGTTGGGGCACCGAAGTCGCAGGCCTTGATGATCCGCCATTCGACGACGTAGCCCATGCCTTCCAGCAGTGACACGAAACGGCGCCAGGTTGTGCCGCGGCGTTTTGGATCTGGCACCAAGAACTGCTGGCCGACCGGAACAATCTCGCCCGGAGCAGCCACCACCTTCTTGATGACTTCTTTGTTCTTCGGCCCCATGACTGTCACCAGCTTGATGACGCGGCCAGTTGCATGGTCCCGCTTCGCGATCAGCGGACCCCATTGTAGGATCTGTTTCACATTCTCCAGGCTGATCACCCGGGGGCGCTTCTTGCCGCCCCACTTGAGGCCGATCCATGACAGGTTGCGAATTTCTCGTTTGCGCGGTTGCCCGCCGGCCGCCTGGCTGTGGTGGGTGCAGTCCGGCGACATATGGAACCAACCCACGGCACGGCCCCCACATTCCGTATCCGGGTCACCCTCGAAAACGTCCGTGGTGAAGTGCTTCGTGCCCGGGTGGTTGGCGGTGTGCATGCTGATCGCCGCCGGACTGTGGTTCTTTGCTACGTCGACCTTGCGGCCCAGGCCCATTTCCAGCCCGGTACCGGCGCCGCCACCCCCACAGAAGAAGTCCACGACGATTTCATCGTCCTGAGGATCGAAGCCGAGGCCGTATTGCGTTTTGAAATCGAAGGGAGGTTTCTGAAATGCGGTCATGGGGCGTCCTCGCCTGGGTGGTGGCGTGATTCGTTAAGGTGGGGGTTGGATCAGAAGCCGTCGCCGCGATCCTTCCGGGCGGGCCTTGCTGCATTGAGGGCTGATTTGTAACTGGCCTTGGCATCCTTTTTGGCCGTGCACCAATCGCCAGCGACCTCTACCGACTCACAGAGCTGCAGGTATTCTTGGCTATGAAAGCGGCTGACGTTGCGGCGCCTGTAGCGAACCATTCTGTATTCGCGATTTCCGCGTCCGCTGCGTTCCTGATATCTAGGCTGATTGATGCCAAGAAATTCGGGGAAGCTATCGTAGCCGCCGTCCGTATCCAGATAGGCGTCGAAGTTCGTTCGCTTGGGCGGGGGAGGCAGACTGGCAATGGCCACTCGCTTCCCATCCTCGGTTGACTGCCAGACAACTTCATCTGCGGGGCAGAAGGCCGGGGCCTTGGTGCGCACCATCAAGCCAGCACCGACCATCGCATCGAGGTCTGGCGCTTCAGGCGCGTCTACGGTGGTGCCGTAGAAGTTTCGATAGGGGTGGCGTCCACGTTCGCCCAGCTCAGGACGAAGGCCAAGCGTGTGCCACAGCAGCCCGACCTGGGCATCGGATATCTGGCCTTGGATCATCAGCTTTCTCCAGGGTGCGCGCCGCCCTCCATGAGGATGGTGGCAATTTGGATTGGTTGGGGTTAGATTCTCAGCTGACCTATCGGCAGGGATGCTCATGAAAGAAATATTACTTGTACCCGCAGTCGCTACATTGATTGCTTGCGTCATTGCGGGAGTTGTGTCATTGGTGGTTTCGATCCTAACTAAAGATCAGAAAACATCTGAGTTTCGGCAAGCCTGGATTGATGGTCTGCGCAACGATGTCTCGCAATTAGTTGGGCATCACCAAGTATTGATTCACCTTGTAAGTATCCTGAAGCGAAAAACGAAAGAAGACGCTGTAGAGTTCTTTTTAGCTAATCAAAAAGAGTGGTTAGAAATCTGCATGCTGGAATCGCGAATTCGGTTGAGGCTAAATCCACAGGAACATGGGGCAATCTTAAAGTTATTGGCCGATGAGCTAAAGGATCAAGGCGAAAACGGAGCAGTATGGAAAGAGCGTGCCGAGAGTATATGCCAAGAGGCCCAGGTCATCTTGAAGTCTGAATGGGAACGAGTGAAGGTTGGTGAGCCATCCATCATCTGGCTCCGACGCTGCTCAAAGCTTGCAATATTCGCCGCCTTATTACTGGCGGCAGTTTTGATTTTTAACTATTTCTGTGTTGGATTCGAATGTTTTAAGCCCTGACCCTTTGGGCTAACGACGCCCTCCTGAGAATGGTGCTACTTTGCTTTAAGGTGGCAGGTTGGATGCCTAATAGGCGTTACGCAGTATTGAAATTATAAGGTGGGAGCTGTATGGCTTTTAATTGGAAGTGCAAGTATTGTGGAAATCACTCTACCGTAACTAATAACAATTACATGGTGGATCATAGTAGGTTTCATCTGAATAACTATACCGGCAAAGAACTGTTATTCAGAATTTTTACGGTGGTTTGTCCGAATGATGATTGCAAGAAAATAACTGCTAGCTCAAGTTTGGGGTACGCTATTCTCGCGGATGGTAAATGGCAACTCGGACCTGACGCAATTCAGGAGTGGAATCTACTACCTTCAAGTGAGGCACTGGTATTTCCGGATTACGTACCTGCTCCGATTTTGGCGGATTACGAGGAAGCATGTAAAATCAGAGATCTAAGCCCAAAGGCCTCCGCTACTCTTTCCAGGCGTTGCCTCCAAGGCATTATCCGCGATTTTTGGGACGTGTCGAAACCGAGGTTATTCGACGAAGTTGAAGCTATTAGGGAGATGGTTGATATAGATACGTGGTCTGCGATAGATGCAGTGAGGCAGATTGGCAATATTGGGGCTCACATGGAGCGTGATATAAACGTAATAATTGATGTTGATTCAGAGGAGGCACAACTCTTAATAGGCTTGATTGAACTGCTTATTAAAGATTGGTACATTGCTCGACACAAAAGAAAGGAACATCTCAGAACAATAATTGAAATTGCCAAAGTGAAAAAACTTTAAAATTCATCGGTTGATCAATCGTTCGGTGTGCGCTTTAGTTCTTTGCGGCTCGCGTTCTCAAACTGACGCGCTAGCCTTGGCGTTACAACGAAACCTGACGGGTCAGCCTTCAGAATGCGCGCCGCATCCTCGCGGCTGGCCCTGATCAGGTGCAGAATTGCCGTCTGAAACACTTCCTGCTGCTGGCTAAAGCCGTGCTCTTTCATTAAGCGCTTAAGCCCAGCCTTCACGCCTTCTGGCACATCCACCTTCAGCGTTTCCACGCCCAGGGCTGCCTTCTGTTCCGCCTGGCGTTTGCGGTAATCGCTGGCGTGTTTCGCTGCTGCTGTCTTCGCCATAGGTTGCCTCGTTGAATGGCCATTGCTGTCGGCGGCGCTGGCGCACCTGGTTGGTGATCCGGCGCATCAGGTGGCGGCCACGGTGATCTTGTTTTCTTTGAGGATCAGCGCGACCGTGCTGGCGTTGAGCTTTAGCTCTTTCGCAATGCCTTTCTTCGCAATGCCTTTGTCTGCCAGCTCGCGGACCGCCGGTGCCATGCGATCACGTTTCGCCCGGAGCTTTTCGGTGTGGCCGGTGGCGCCGTAGAAAGGCGCCTCCTTGCTGGCGCCGGCGGGAACCTCGATGACTTCCTTGCCGCGATTGAGGAAGTCATCGATTTGCTGGGACAGGTTGGCAATGATCTGTTTGCGGGGATCTTCCTGAGGAATGCCGATGTTCATTGTTCGGCGCCTTTCGACAGGCTGACGCGGACACCGGCGGCGCGCTCTTCCAGAGTGAGGGCGAACTCAACGGCGCGGGCGTATTCGAAGCGGAAGCCACGCACCTTGTCAGTTGTGCGATCAACGATGTGGAAGGCGCTGACGCCCTTCGGTACGACCTGGAAGCGAACGGCATTACGTGGTGGCTCTTTCCCGATCATCGCGTAGAACTCCGCTGTTGCGAGCTGTGAGCGGGCACGCATGGCATTCAAGCCATCCACGCTCTGTTGGATTTGTGGGTAGTGCATGGATGGTCCTCTGTTCGACTGCGGTTATTCGTCAACACCCTGGCCGCCTGCTGTGAGCCGGTCAGGCGCAGGGGAGGGTGCTGACGGATAAGCGCGGGCAATAAAAAGCCCGGCGTGAACCGGGCTTGATGCGTGAGCTACTACCACCGTACGTCACGCTTAAGCGAGCGCTGCATGAGGCAGGGCCGGTTGGCTATGGGCTATTTCATGGCTGTATTCCTCTTCAGCATTGATCGGGTAGGTGTTGCGGCTCGTTGGATCACGCGAGTATCGAGCCGCGCACCCGTCGCACGGGTGGATGAAGGGGGCCGCTTTCGCGGTGTGTTCTCGTCCGCATCGGTCAGATGCCATGCACGGGTGACCAAACCCAGCCGTGAATGCTGGCATGGCATCTGCCGATGCGGCCTGGCGAACCAGGGATCGGGCTTTGTCGGCTGTGCTGCCGTGGCGCTGGTTGTTCAGGCTTCCATGATCACGACTATGTAGCCGTTACTCTTCTCTGCGTGCCCCCAGCGTTTGAGGGCTACGACGCCGCCGAACTTTCCGATTGCCGCTTGCTTGACCTGCTGCAGTACCGCGTCCGGTCGCTCTCCTTCATCAGCGAGTGCGAGCCATTCCAGGCGCTTGCCATCGCTCAGGTGCGAATCAATATTGAATTGAGCCATTTCCTTGCCTCCGTTTGATTTCCCGTCTGGCCCTCCAAGAAGGCCAACCGGCGAAATCAGTGAAACCGCCTTGCTGGTATCGCCATGAACTTGATGGCCAGGACCACTGCGGCGCTGGCGCCGACTTCCCAGAATGGCGCGGTCACCCACCACCATGAGCACCATATGAGCCCGTTCAACTTCAGGGCCACCAGCGCAACCCCGATCAATCCCGGGATCGCCAGCACGCAAATCCCGCCGGCGTTCGAACTGCTATCTGCTGACATTTTCCTGCCTCCCTGTGATTTCCCGTTTGCCCCTCGCGAGAAGGTCAATCGGTGAAATCCCGGCCTCGCTACTGGCGACAGGCCGGGGTACTGCATCAGCGGTGTGGTGCTTCTGGTGCCTAATCCCCGCTTGCTGATCGCAGGTTTCGGTATCGAGTGTTGGCGGCGGGCTTCCCTGGTCATCCCTGCTTGATCAGCAGCGTTGCCTGGATGGTCGTTGGGTACTTACAACATGCGGAGTGCAGCCCTGTGCCAGTTGGGTTCCGAGGGAAGGAATGGCACGCCACATGAGGTCCGGCGCTCCTCATTGCCGAGGCTCAGAGCGCTAATTCGATTCGTTGTCTCTCCCTTTCTGCCGCTGGGATTCGCGGGGCGCTCTGCATATCCGGGTCATTCGCTCGGTTCGGTAACCCTCGTCCGTCACAGGTTTTTCCCGTGTTCCCTTGGCCCCTCAATGGCTTCGAGACGGATCGCCGGTCGCCGGTAGAGGCAGTGCGGTCTGTTGTTTTTTGCGTTGATTGTTAAAGAGCGGTCGGGCCGCTGTGTAGCGTCTCGATGCGCTTAGTAAACAATACGTTTATAAACAGGTCAACACATTTTGTTTATTATGTTTACAGGCCAAAAAAAACCCGCCAAAGGCGGGTGGTTGTTACGGATTAGGAGTAGGCGCGACGTAGTGAATTTGTGCTGATCGCTAGCGGGCGAACATTCCCCACCAGAACACATGACCTAAAATCGTTAGATTTTGATCCTGCATATCCTGGAACGAATAGTCCTCATCAAGGTAGTCATCGCGGTTGAAGCTTCGCAGACGGATCCCGGCGGGCAATCTATAGACTTGCTTGATTCGCAGCTGGCCATTGTGATTGAGGGCGTATAGGTCTCCGTCGACAATATCACCAAGAGAGTTTTTCCCGGTGTTGATGCCAACTGTGGCTCCGTCGCGAAGAACGGGCAGCATGCTGCTACCTCGGACCACAACACATCGCGCTTTATCAAATTGAACGCCGTTCTGCCTCAAGCTTCGCTTGCCAAACCTCAGCTGAGCATTGTTGCCTTCTTCAATCGCAAAGCGGCCCGATCCAGCGGCCAGCTCAACCTCCCTCAAGAATGGAACGGACACCTCGTCATCCTCTAGCGGAGTGGAGTCATCCCATTCCCGTATTGGAACAACGCCAAGCGTAGACAGTTCGTCATTGATCTCCGTCTCCCGCCTCCAGGCGGCGCCGCTGAGGGAGTCAGCGTCTATTTGCGGGCCCTCTCCGGAATGCAGCCATTCAATGAATACGCCCAGCCGGGTTGCTACCGGAAGCAGCGATTTTCCCGGAACTCCACGAATGAACCAGTTGTTCAGCGTCTGCGTAGATACGCCGAGCATGGCTGCCATCTCGGTAGGACTGATTTGTCTGTTTTTCAGGATTTCCCTGAGGCGATCGCCGGAATGCTGAGTAGTCATAAACAAGAAGTTTACTGCCCTTGCGGTGTTTATTAAATAAACGTATCGTTGACGAATGTTTATTCGCCAGCGGCGGAATGTTTATGAATCCCACACCCCTTGATCGCGCAATTTTGGCTGCCGGGTCCGGCAAGGCTTTGGCTGGGCTTCTCGGTGTTACCCCGATGGCCGTTTCCTATTGGAAGGTGAGGGGTATCCCAGCCCATCAAGCCATTGCAATTGAGAAGGCCACCGGCGTCCCGCGTCACGATCTAAGGCCTGATCTCTACCCAGCAGCTGCATGAGCCGCTGGTAAAGCCATGGTGAGGCTTTCGGCAGCGCTGCAACACTAAAAATGCAACGAGGTTTTACGAATGGAAAGTTTTCTAAAGGCCTGCCACGACGCTGTGAAGGATGCAGAAACCAAGAAATTAGCGGCTCTTATGAACATGCCTCACGTCAGCTTGCTACAGCGTTCAAATTCAGAGAACGACGCACATTGGTTCAACGTAAAGCATCTCTACGCACTGCTCCTGCACTCAGGCGATATGCGTCCACTCGCGGCTCTAGCCGACGAGTTCGGTTACTCGATCATCAAAGTTGAGCAGCCCGCTGCAATAGGAGTGCACCCGGCCTTGAGCAAAGTTTCGCTCGAGATATCGGAGCTGACCGTGGAGACGCACAACGCGATGGACGATGGCCGAATAGACCAGATCGAGCGTGCCCGAATCCTCCGGGAAATTGATCACGCCGAGCAGGCGCTGGCGCAGCTGAAGGCGTCGGTAAAGGCCGCTTGAATTCCAGGCACAAAAAAGCCGGTGGCTAGACCGGCTTCTTCAACAACACTCTTGAGGCCGATTATGCACGCGACAACCTTCCCACACAATAGCCCGACTGACTCGTCAGTTTTCCCGGCGGCGCCGAATCTTACGCGACAGGTCATGTCGTCACGCGAGATCGCGGAGCTGACCGGGAAGCAGCACAAGAATATCCGCCGCGACATCCTGGCGATGCTCGCTGACCTGAAAGTCGATGCGCTCAGTTTTGAGCGCACCTACAAAGATGCGCAAAACCGGAACCAGGCCGAGTATCTACTCGACCGCGAGCACACCGACTGCCTGCTGACCGGTTACAGCGCCGAGCTGCGCATGAAGGTGATCCGCCGCTGGCGTGAGCTTGAAGCGCGGGTCATCGGCCACGTCCAGATTCCCGCCGACTTTGCCCAGGCACTGCGCCTGGCCGCCGATCAAGTCGAGCACAGCCGACAGCTGCAGGAGGTCATCGACAGGCAGGCGCCCAAGGTTGCAGCGATTCAGCGTCTGGCCGCCGCCGAGGGCGCCATCTGCATTACCGACGCTGCGAAGCACCTGGGCATTTCCCCATCCAAGCTTTTTGACTGGATGCAGGCCAACCGCTGGCTTTACCGCCGTGGCGGGTCCACACGCTGGATCGCCATGCAGCCGCGCATTCGCTCCGGCTACCTGAAACACAAAGTGACCGCACTCAAGCTCGACACCGAAACCGGTATCGAGCGCGCTGCGTTTCAACCTCTCGTAACCCCGAAAGGCCTTGCGTGCTTGGCTGAAAAGAACATTGGAGCTGCGCAGTGAGCGTTCAAGCAATGACCTGGGCGATGGATATCCCGACGTCCTCCCTGGATAACCCCGCCGCGCGGCACGTCTTGCTGTGCATGGCCAACTATGCCGGACCTGAAGGCCGTGGAGCCTTTCCGTCTGCGGCGACTATCTCGAAACAGACAGGCCTTTCGGAACGCACGGTCCGCCTGAAATTGGATGAACTGGAGAAGGCCGGGTGGATCGCCGAGGGCAATCAGGCAATCGCTGCTGCCTACATCGACCGCCGCGACCGCCGCCCCGTGGTGTATGACCTTCAGCTAAAGCGGGGTGCAAATGCTGCACCCCGTAAAGATCGGGGTGCAGATGACCGCACGGGGTGCAGCTCACAACCGAACGGGGTGCAGGAAAACGCAGAACGGGGTGCAGCAGCTGCACCCAATACACCATTGAACCATCAAGGAACCGAAGAGCAGCAGCAGCGCGAGGTTTCGGACTTGATCGGCCGACAGGACCAGCAGGCCATCGATGATCTGGACAACCGCCAGCGGTACGCCATGTTCGCTGAGTGGTCGCCGAACAGCCGTTACCTGATCGCCCAGGCCCAGATCGCTGGGGTCAAGCCAACCGAAATCCCTGACTCGGTCGTGAAATCGTTCATGGGTTTCTTCGCCGCCAAGCCTGACACCGTGGACACGGCGGCGGGTTGGTGTCGTCGGCTGGTTGCCTGGTTTATTCGTGAGCGAGCCCAGGATGCGGTTGAAGTCGAGAACGAGACACCGGCACCGAGCAATTGGGCCGCGAAGGGGGTGACGCTGTGAGTGGTCCAATCCGCGCTGGTTACCTGGTTGAGCATCGGCAGGCTGACCCAACCTACAGCTATGCACCTGCGGTGCAGGTCGAGATTGATCCTGCCACCCAGCAAATTATCGACGAACTGTTCCTCCGGCTTCAGGGCGCCTGCGGCGCTTGGCGTCAGTCCTGGCCAAATCAAACAATCATGGACGCTTCGAAGCTCGAGTGGTTGGCGGAGTTCATGCGCTCCGGCATCACATCAATGGACCAGTTACGCTACGGTATGCGAATGGTCAGTGCCAGCAAGTCTGCATTCGTGCCAGCTCCCGGTGTGTTCGTGAGTTGGTGCTTCGCCCCTGAGGGACTTGGGCTGCCGAGCGTTGAGACCGCGTATTTACAGGCGCTGCGCAACTCTCACCCAGGCATGGAAGGGCGCGGAAAGTGGTTTCACCCTGCGATCTATCACGCCGCCGCTGCCGCCGGGTTTCTGAGCCTGCAAACGCTTCCCAGGGAGCTTGGTATTGCTCGATTCGAGCAGAAGTATCAGGACCAGTGCCGGAAGATCTGGCGCGGTGAAGAGATACCGCCTGTACCGGTCGCGCAAATAGCAGCGCCGGGGAAGTCATGCACCGAGGAAGTTGGCAAGAAAGCCCTTGCCGAGATGCGCGCTCGCTGTGGAGGTGCCCGTGGCTGATCGACGCCTGGCTATTCCCGAGATCGATACCTACCGTTTTGCGGTGTTCTGCTGCTCGTTCAAGGTGGATCTTGGATCGACACCTGATCATGCCTTGGCATTGTTCGTTGATGCTGCCATGGCCAAGCGTTACGGGGCCTGGATGTGGCCGAACACCTTCGAAGTTGTCGACGTGGTCACGGGGAAGTCGGTATGCGCGTGACCTCGAAGAAGCTTCGCGCATCGGCCAACGGGCAAGAGTGCACTGTTCGCATCCCGGGCACCTGCAACCACAACCCCGAAACGACTGTGCTTGCACATTTGCCTTGCGGGCAGAAGGGCATGGGCATGAAGGGCTTCGACACCGTCGCGGTATATGCCTGCAGCGCCTGTCACGACGCCATCGATGGGCGAGCCGCGGGCGAGGTCGACTGGCAGGACATGCCTCGCGCAATCGCAGAAACCCATGAGGCGCTGATCAGGGCCGGAATTCTCACTGTGAAGGGGGCTGCATGAGCGACCTCATGTTGCCGTGGCCACCTAAGGTGCTGAGCCCCAACGCTCGAGCGCACTGGGCAACTAAAAGCCGAGCGGCGAAGGCATACCGGGCTGCCTGCTTTCTGCTGTGCCGCCAGGCCGCTTTGGCGGTGCCCGCCGGCCGGGCGCTGCTCTCGCTTGAGTTCATCCCGCCTGACCGGCGCCGCCGAGACGATGACAACTGCATCGCCGCGTTCAAGTCTGGGCGAGACGGCGTGGCCGAGGCCCTGGGCATCGATGACAGCCGATTTGTGACCCAGCTGCAGATCAGCGCTGAAACCATCAAGGGCGGTGCCGTGCGGGTTCGCATCTCCGATTACATCGAGGGCAATGCATGAGCACCGCCGCACTCAAAATCACCGACGCCGAAATCAAGCGGCAGGCCGCCGGCTCTGTCCGGGATTTGCGGGATATCGAGAATCGTGGGCTGTACCTGCGCTTTGCTCAACGTCGCGCCCGGGCGTCGTGGTATCTGGTCCTGCAGGGCAAGTGGAACCTGATTGGCAGCTTTCCAGACCTCACGGCAAAGCAGGTCGTCGCGGCACTGCCGGGGATTCGCCTGCGGCTCGATGCCGGTGCCGGGTCGACACTCTCCAAGTGGGTGACCACCCGGGAGCTGCTGGACTGGTTCGCCGAGCGGTATTCGCGTGATCGAAGCCTATCGAAAAAGCGCAAGGACACTAGTGCTTCGATGCTCAAGTGTCACCTCGTACCGTGCTTGGGAAAAGTTGCCTTGGCCAGCGTCGACAAGGCCACGATTGATAGCCAGTTGATTTGGCCGATGCAGCAAAGCGTTGAAATTGACTACGTTCGATCGGCATTCCAGCTGCTCGCGCTGGCCTTTCGGCAGGCGTTCAAACTCCGGCTGATCTCGGAAAATCCCATGAAAGACATGAAGTTCAAAGACTTCTCGACGGCCAAGGTCGGGATCAAGCCGTCGCGGCTGCGCGGCACCCAGCTGCAGGACCTGCTGGCGAGCTTGGCGGCCGTGATCGCGGACAGCCCGCACGACGGCATGCTGGCCATGATGATGCTCTGCCACGGCACGCGAATCGGCGAAACCCGGCAAGCCCGCTGGTCACACATCAGCTTGGCTGAGCGTGAGTGGTTCATCCCGGGCGAGCACACCAAAACCGGCGTCGAGCATCACCTGCCACTTACTGAGCAGGTTCGGCATCTGCTGATGTGGTACCGGGACCGGCAGCAGGCCACTGGCTACGACGGGCAGTTCCTGTTCCCTGGGCGCAGCGGTGGAGGTCTCAGCGAGGGCAGGGCCAGCGCCGTGTTCTCCCGTGTCGGCAAGGGCGAGTGGACCAGCCACGACCTGCGCAAACTCGCTCGCACCTGCTGGGCAGATATCGGCATCGACCATCTGATTGGTGAGCTGCTGATCAACCACGCCATGGGCCACAACGTGAAGGTCTACGTCCAATCCGGCGTGATGGATCGCAAACGCGATGCCCTGGAGAAGTGGCACGCCCATCTAGACGAGAAGGGCATGACCCTTATTCACGCATTGACCGGCTTTAGATTCGAAGATTCTGATAACTCGCTACAGCCCACGGATAACGTGGCTTTGCGGGCAGTTGCCAACACCACCATAGGCGAGGTTTCAAAAGCATGAAAAAGAGCCATGGCCCTGACCTTCGCCGCCGAGTGATCCCGCTCAAGACCTGCGCTATGTGCCGTGGTCGCGCCGTCGTCAAAGGTGTTTTCCACGAACTGGACTGCATCGCCTGCAATGCATCTGGGTGGGTGCGGCAGGACAACGGTGCCGCGCTCGACCACCGGGAGTTGGTCACGCAACTGAGCTTCAACCTTCGCAAAGTCACGCAGCAGCTCGAGCAGTTTGTCGATATGAGCCAGACCGTCGACGCTGCCACGGCCAAGCATTACGAACAGAACAACCGCCTGGGTGCAGGCGGAACGCATTACACAGGGGACTGAACCATGATGATTCGCAAGCCGCTTCACCGCCCGCTGGGGGATACCGAGCACATGCTCGAGCAATGGGGCTGGTGGCGTATGGATGGGATGGGCATTCCCAGTTACGCCTCGCCGATGCTTGCCATCATGCGTGACATGCTGCCATCTACGACCAAGTCCTACACCATTACCGATGACCTGGCCGGGGTGGTGGATTCTGCATTGGCCAGGCTGTGCCGCCGCGATCAGCAGATGGGCGACATGATCTGGCTCTACTACGGCGCGAAGTGGCCCGCTGTTCGTGTCGGCCGCCATTATGGTGTGAGCGAGATGAAGGCCCGCGAGTTGATCAAGGCCGGGGTTGCCTGGATAGATTGCGTGCTCGAGCAATTGAAAGAAGCCGCATGAAATAGTTGTCCATATGGAATAGCTCTGTTTTCATGTCACGGTGTTCAGCTGTTCAGCGCGACACCCCACCTAAAGCCTCGCCATCGTGCGGGGCTTTTTCGTTGTTGGAACGCAGGCAGAGCGGCCCTAGGGCAGATCTGCACACGGTATCGCCGGTAGTCACGTGTCATGCAAGAACACCGGCAGGCATGAAGCCCTCACCCTCTCGATTACGCTTCCGGGGCGGTCATGCTGGGCAGCGTGGGAAGACACGCACAACTATTCCAGGCCTCAGCATTTGCTGGGGTCTTTTCGTTTATAGCTCCCCGAAAGGGAGGACACCGGATGCCAACCATGCCTGAAAAGCCAGATACGTGGGCCGCGCTCTGGGTCGCTCTTTCGAATCCACTTTGGCAGGGCGCAATCATGGCGATCCTTATCTCGGCCCTTCGTGTTCTGTACGACGCCAAGGAGACCAGTACACGCCGGATTGTGTTCGAAGCGCTGATCTGTGGTGGCCTGAGCCTGTCTGCCAGCAGCGTTATCGAATGGATGGCATGGCCCTCGAGCCTGTCAGTCGCCGCCGGCGGCACCATTGGTTTCCTTGGTGTCACGGCGATACGAGAGCTGGTCACCCGTTTCCTGGGCCGCAAGGCGGACACGCTATGAAGGCTTTCGCCGTTGCGTTGATCGTCGCGCTGGTCGCGCTGCTTCTGGTCGGGATTCAGCAGTACCGAGTCATTGCCCTACAGGGGCAGATCACCATTGCTACCGACGCCACCCGGGACGCCGTTGCCGCCAACAAGGAAAGTCAGGCCACCATCACTGACTTACGGGCAGAGGCCAAGCGCAATGCCGACTATCAGGCTGACCTGGCCAAGCGCCTCAAGGACAGCGAACAGAAAGCCCTGAAGGCGAGGAAAGACTTTGAACAACTCAAGCGCACCAGCAAGCCTGTTCGTGACTGGGCTGCTCAGCCTTTGCCTGACGGCCTGCGTGGCAAGCCCGCCGCCATTGGTGGTAAAGACAACGGCGGTAAGGCTCGAACCCCCTGAGCTTGTGCCGTGTGAGCGCATCAGCACGGCTGATGAAGACCTGGCACTGAACGGTGATTTGTGGACGCTGAAGGACCGAGCAGTAAACCTGCTGGACACCTGCGCCGATCAGGTCGACGCCCAGATCCTGCGCAGTCAGAGCAAGTGAAGAAGTCCTAGTACGTCGCAGTGCCAGGCTATCCGCCGTTCCCCATGATCATGCCAGAAGACCACACGTGCGCTGGTGCACTGGCCTACGCCCGGTCGATCTGGCCGAGCGCAACCGTAGAGTGAGTAAGCCATGAGCAAAGTGATTGAAGTTGTTGTGATCGGCGCCGTTGGTTCCGGCAAGTCGCACGTGCTGTCTCTGATCGATAAAGCGCTGCGCGATGGCTATGGCCCGCACACGCAGATCGTGTCGCGCGAGCTGTCGATGGAGCGCGGCCTGGGTAGCCCAAGCCCGCAGCCATCGGCCGACACTATCTTCTCGCTGAAGGAGCGCGGCCTGGTAAGCGGACAGATCGCTACCAACCTCAAGGTTGAGTTAGATACGACTGATATCGATGCATCGATTGCAAGGGTTGAAGCCTTGCAAGGCTGCGCCTCCAGCTTCTTGCTTGACCCGCTCGAGCAGGCTATCGAGTCGACGGTGCGGATGCTGCGTGACGAGCATCAGCAGATGGCTGATGCAAAGGCCAGTCAGGATACGGCGTTGTCTGATCGGCTCGGCGCGCACCTTGACACGTTGCTGGTTACTCAGCTCAGTCGAGTGAAGGCGCAATGAAGCGTGATGATCAGTCGAGCCTACGGTATCTGCTGGAGTCCAGGCCGCTGGTACTGAAGCGAAACGGCATCCACGTTTGCCTGCATGACGCATTCAGCGGCGAAGTACTTGGCGGTCAAACCCGGGTTGAGATGATCCAGGAGGCTGACAGCATTACTGTATTGCGTGTCGACTTCGCCCTTGATGGCCGATACGTTCGGATTGATGGGGAGTAGTTTCCGTGACCCGGCTCAAGTCGCTTGGCAATCGCATCGGCACCCAGGCCAGCAAGCTGCCAATTACGCAGCCCGGCTCCTGGCGTACCGACAAGGCTACCTCAGGCCAGCGCGGCTACACCTACGCTTGGCAGAAGGCGAGCAAGGCTCATCTCCGCGAGCACCCGCTGTGCGTGATGTGCGATCGGGTCCGCCGTGTGACTGCCGCCACGCTGGTTGACCACATCGAGCCCCACCGGGGCGACATGGAGCTGTTCTGGAATCGCACGAACTGGCAATCCCTCTGCACGACCTGTCACTCGTCCCTGAAGCAACGGCAGGAGGCGGGCGGTCGTGTGTAGCACGCCAAATCCCCGAGTTAACGCACATATTTGGTGCGGCACGTCAGTTCCCCGATGGGGGTGCTTCGAAAGTTCGCAGCTTTTGGACTCTAGACCACCTGGGCCCCCATTTAGAGTTTTTTTCCCGTTCTGAGATTTTTGTTAATGGCTTTAACACCGAAAAAGCGCCGTTTCATTGACGCTTTGAGGGAGGGTGCGTCCAAAAAAGACGCGGCCATTGCAGCCGGATACTCCGAGAAGACGGCCTCCGCAGCCGGTTCGCGGCTGGCAAAAGACCTTGATGTGATTGCGGAGCTGCACAAGCTGAACGCGCTGGGTCCTGTTAAAGGCGGCGTTAACAGAAATGACGGCACTTCAGCGGCCCAGGACTCACCGGGAGAACTGAATGCGGGCAAGCAGGATGACGGTGAAAACGGATTCGACCTGGCCCGGGCGCTGAACTATTCAGATCCGAAGGCCTACCTATTGGCGGCCATGAATGATCACGCAATGGACCCGAAACTGCGGGTCGATGCTGCCAAGTCGTTGATGCCGTTCATGCACCAACGCAAAGGCGAGACGGGCAAGAAGGAGGACAGGCAAAACGCTGCGGAAGAAGCCGCCGCCGGCATGTACGGGACAAGCAAGCCGCCGCTCCGGTCGGTGAAGTAAATGGAATGGACTACAGCGTGCCCCGATTGGGAACGCCGAATACTCTCGCGCCAGTCGCTGATTCCGTTCCCGCCGCTCTTTCGGTCCGAGGCTGATGCCGCGCTCGAGCTTTTCAAGTCGCTCAAAGTTGTCGATGTGCCTGGGCAACCTACCTTTGGCCAGTGTTGCGAGCCATGGGTTTTTGATTTCGTGGCCGCCATCTTTGGTGCTTATGACGCCGAAACCGGCAAACAGAAGATCCGCGAGTACTTCCTGCTCATCAGCAAGAAGAACGCGAAATCAACGATTGCCGCTGGGATCATGATCACGGCCCTGGTACGTAACTGGCGGGACAACGAAGAGCTGCTGATCTTGGCTCCTACGATCGAGGTTGCGCAGAACAGCTACAAGCCAGCGGCTGCGATGGTCAGGGCTAATAAACAACTGGAAAAGATGCTGCTCGTCCAGGACCACATACGAACGATCACTCACCTGACCACCAAGGCAGCGTTGAAGGTCGTGGCGGCGGACTCCGACACGGTTTCGGGTAAGAAGTCCGGAAAGATCCTCATCGACGAACTATGGGTATTCGGCAAGCGCCCGAACGCGGATGCGATGCTGATGGAGGCCACCGGCGGACAGATTTCCCGCGACGAAGGCTTCGTGATTTTCCTCTCTACCCAGAGCGACGAGCCTCCCGCTGGCGTATTCAAGGAAAAGCTCGACTACTACCGCGATGTGCGGGACGGGAAGATCCACGACAAGAAATCGCTCGGCGTCCTCTACGAGTTCCCGACTGCGATGGTGGAGACCGAGGAATACCTCAAGCCGGAAAACTTCTACATCACCAACCCGAACATGGGCAGGTCGGTGAGCCGTGAGTGGCTGGAAGACCAGATGGTCAAAGAGGCCGCCAAGGAACCGGGCGCCCGGCGCAAGTTCCTCGCCAAGCACCTCAATGTCGAAATCGGCATGAACCTTCGGGCGAATCGCTGGGCTGGTGCTGAGTTTTGGGAAGTGCAGGGCAAGGTAAAGAAGGTGACTCTGCAGCAGCTCATCAAGCGCTGCGAGGTCATCGACGTAGGGATCGACGGCGGCGGCCTGGATGACCTGCTGGGATTGGCGGCTGTCGGCCGCGACGCGGTAACCCGTGAATGGTTGGCTTGGACGCGAGCTTGGGCGCACCCGTCTGTGCTCGAGCGCCGCAAAAGCGAAGCCCCGCGCTTCCATGATTTCGCAAAGGACGGTGACCTGATCCTGGTCGAACGGATCGGCCAGGACGTGGAGGAGGTGGCCAGCCTGGTGCTGGAAATCTACGAATCCGGCTTGCTGGATATGGTCGGTGTCGACCCGGCCGGTGTCGGGGCGATCCTTGATGCGCTGATTGCGGTCGGCATTCCTCAGGCATTGGTCATTGGCATCTCTCAAGGCTGGCGCCTGGGCGGAGCGATCAAGACCGCTGAGCGCAAGCTGGCCGAAGGCGGCCTGATCCATGGAGGTCAGCCGATGATGGCCTGGTGCTGTGGTAACGCCAAGGTAGTACCGGCGGGCAATTCGATCCTGATCACCAAGCAAGCGTCCGGTACCGCCAAGATCGACCCCTTGATGGCCTTGTTCAACGCCGTTGAACTCATGTCGCGCAACCCGGTGGCACGCGGGAACGTCGACGACTTTTTTGATGATCCGATAATGGCAGGACTCTGATGGCGAGCAAAAAGCAACCAGGGCGGGTTCGCTCTGCTCTTCAGAGCTGGCTGGGTATTCCGGTAGGTCTCACCACCGAGACCTTCTGGCAAGAGTGGTTCGGCACATCGAACAGCGGGAAAAGCGTGACCGTGGACGGTGCAATCCGATTGTCTACGGTATGGGCGTGCGTTCGGCTACTGTCCGAGTCGGTTTCTACGCTTCCATTGAAGCTTTATCGGCGCCTGCCCGATGGATCGAGGGAGTCGGCGAAGGATCACCCTCTGTTCCGCGTGCTCTGCCGCTCACCTAACGCAGAAATGACGCCTCAGCGCTTCATGCTGATGGTGGTAGCCAGCATTTGTCTTCGTGGCAACGCATTCGTGGAAAAGAAGTTCGTTGGTAGTCGGCTCGTAGCGCTGAACCCGCTCATGCCCCAGTGCATGACGGTCAAGCGGCAGGAAAATGGCCGCCTGAAGTACACCTACACCGAGAACGGCACCGAGCGGGAAATCCCGGAAAAGAACCTGATGCACATTCGGGGCTTTGGCCTGGATGGTGTGTGCGGGATGCTGCCAGTGACGACTGGGCGCGACGTCGTCGGCGCCGCAATGTCGGCGGAAGAAGCGGCGGCCAAGGTATTTGCGAACGGCCTGCAGGCTTCTGGTTTTCTGACCGTTGAGGGCGGGGCCGCCCAAGGCGCCGGCACGCTGACACCAAAACAGCGAGATCAGTTGAGGAAGGCGCTGGATGCGTTCAGCAGTTCGAAGAACGCTGGCAAGACCATGGTGCTCGAGGCTGGGCTGAAGTACCAGGGCATCACAATGAACCCTGAAGCGGCCCAGATGCTGGAAACCCGCTCGTTCAATGTTGAGGAAATCTGCCGTTGGTTCCGTGTGCCGCCTTTCATGGTCGGCCACATGGACAAGCAATCCAGCTGGGCGGCCAGCGTTGAGGCTCAGAATCTGCATTTTCTGACCAATAGCCTCCGGCCCCTGCTGGTGAACATTGAGCAGGAAATCACCAGGTGTCTGATCGGCGACGTTGATGCCGAGGAATACTTCGCTGAGTTCTCTGTGGAGGGTCTGCTGCGGGCCGACAGTTCTGGCCGTGGCGCCTGGTACAACACTGCACTGATGAATGGCTGGATGAGCCGCAACGAGGTTCGCCGCCTCGAAAACCTCCCACCGATCCCGGGCGGCGATATTTACACCGTCCAGTCGGCCATGGTGGCACTGGAAAGCCTGGAAAACAGCGACGACGTATCCGCCAAGTTCAACCGGTTCATGTCGAAGGCGCTCCACGCGCACAAGGATGGCGATCGGGAGGCCACAAGGCAGTTGCTGCATGACATCTGTACCGCGCTCGACGGCGGCGACCCTGACGCACCGACCATGGCGCACGCCCTCATCTCGATTTCGCGCCTCAGCATCACCGAACCAGCGGAGTAACCATGACTATCAGAACCCTGCCTGCTGCGCCGGCGGAACGCCCGCGCATGAGCGCTTCATCGGATCTGCTCCCGCTGGCGCTCGAGCGGTGGAACCCGGACATTCGAGCCGCGGCTGATGACGAGAACACCATTTCGATGTTCGACCCCATCGGTTACGACTACTGGACCGGTGATGGCGTCACTGCCAAGCGGGTTAGCGCCGTGCTTCGCAACCTGGCCGGCGCCGACGTAACCGTGAATATCAACTCCCCGGGCGGCGACATGTTCGAAGGCCTGGCGATCTACAACCTTTTGCGCGAGTACAAGGGCAAGGTGACCGTGAAGATCCTGGGCATTGCCGCATCGGCAGCGTCCGTGATCGCCATGGCGGGCGACGAGATCCGCATGGGCCTGGGCGCCTTTCTAATGATCCACAACTGCTGGGTGGGCATCGCCGCCAATCGCCTGGGTCTGCGCGAAATGGCCGATTCCCTGGAGCCCTTCGATAAAGCCATGGCTGGCATCTATGCGGCCCGCACCGGTGACGATATCGCCGCGATGCAGGTGCTGATGGATGCTGAAAGCTGGATCGGTGGCGGTGATGCGGTAGATCAGGGCTTTGCGGATTCATTGCTCGACAGCGCAGAGCTGAAGGAAGGGACCAAGGCCTCCAGCCCACAGCAAATTGCCGCCCGCCGCCTTGACGTGATCCTGGCCAAGCAGGGCATGCCCCGCTCCGAGCGGCGGGCAATGATTCAAGAACTCAAAACCGGTACGCCAAGCGCTACCGGCTCTGGTACGCCGAGCGCTACCGAACCTCAGGCCGTCACGGCCGATGCAATTGCTGATCTGGAAAAGGCCCTTGCCTCATTCAAGTCGGCAGCCTCACAAGTACCTGGAGATTGACCAATGACCGATACAACCGAACTGCTAAAGAACATCTCCGCTGAGCTGGCCAAGGCCTCCAGCGAGTTCAGCGCGAAGGCCGAGGCCGCCTTGGGCGAAGCGAAGAAAGCGGGCTCTCTGTCTGCTGAAACGAAGGCTACGGTCGACGAGCTTGCGTTGAAATTCAACTCGCTGACCGAAGCCGAAAAGCAACTCAAGTCGCAACTGGGTGAGCTGGAACAGGAATTCGCCCGACTGCCAGCAGCCAGTTCGCCCCAGACCCGCGAAGGCCTGGGCGCTACCGTGGTGAAAAGCGAAGCCCTGAAGGCTTTCGCCGCCAGCCTGGAAGGCGGCAAGCGCGTCAACATCCCCGTCAGCGCTGCGCTGCTGTCCACTGATGTGGCCCAGGGCGTAGTTGAACCCCAGCGCTTGCCAGGTATTGACGTAGCGCCGAAACAGCGCCTGTTCATTCGTGACCTGATCGCGCCCGGTCGTACCTCGTCCCCTGCGATTTTCTGGGTTCAGCAGACCGGCTTCACCAACGCTGCGAAGGTCGTGGCCGAGGGCACTCAAAAGCCGTACTCCAACATCACGTTCGCTTCGAAGCTGACCGCTGTGTCCACCATTGCGCACATGTTCAAAGCCTCCAAGCAAATCTTGGACGACTTCGCGCAGCTGCAGTCCACCATCGACGTGGAAATGCGCTACGGCCTGAAGTACGCCGAGGAGCAGGAAATTCTCTTCGGTGACGGCACCGGTGTGCACCTGCACGGCATCGTGCCGCAGGCCTCCGTCTTCGATGCTGCGTTCGACGTTGAAGGTCAGACCGGTATCGACGATCTGCGCCTGGCCATGCTGCAGGCGCAACTGGCTCGCCTGCCTGCCAGCGGTCACGTCTTGCACTTCATCGATTGGGCGAAGATCGAGCTGACCAAGGACAGCTTGGGCCGTTACATCCTGGCGAATCCGCTGGGCCTGGCCGGTCCGATGCTGTGGGGTCTGCCGGTGGTGGCCACCGAGGCCGCTGGCTTCCAGGGCAAGTTCCTGACCGGGGCATTCCAGACCGGCGCTCAGCTGTTTGATCGTGAGGACGCCAACGTGGTGATCTCCACCGAAAACGCCGACGACTTCGAGAAGAACCTCATCTCGATTCGCTGCGAAGAGCGGGCCGCGTTGGCGGTGAAACGCCCGGAAGCATTTATCTACGGTTCGTTCACCCCGCCAGCAGCACCTTAACCCCTGACCGGGCTGTCCTCGCGGCAGCCCACTGGAGGCAACCATGAAACTGAAAACCTTGAAGCCGTTGTACCTGGGCGGCGAGACCCTGGTGGAAGGGACGTCGTTCGTAACCATCGAGCAGCACGGTCGTGAGCTCATCCAAAAGGGGTACGCCGAGCCGGACACCTCCGAGGATGAACCGGCGGTGACCCTGGGTGATGACGAAGGCGTTTCGGCGGGCGCGCTCACCAGCGGCTCGGTAGATATCTCGCCAAAAACCGAGAAGCCCAAGAAACCAGCGAAAGGCGCCTGATCATGTCGGTGATCGATATCGAAGTGGCGATGCAGCATTGCCACGCCGAGGACGTTGACCGTTCGGACGTTCTGCTCAAGCTGGAAGCGGCTGAAGAATCGGCGGCTATGTATCTCAACCGGTCGTTCTACGCCGACACCGACGCGATGGCTGAGGCCGTGCTGGCCGGTACCGCTGGCGATGATCCGATCGTCATCACCAAATCGATCACCGCCGCCTGCCTGCTGATCCTCGGCAACTTGTATGCAAACCGCGAAGACACCGTGGTGGGCGTCAGTGTGGCGGAACTGCCGCAGGGCTCGCGCTCTTTGTTGAGCCCTTATCGCGTAGGGCTGGGGGTCTGATGAGAGCCGGTCGATTGCGTCATGAATGCTCGGTCATGAGCTACCAGCAAACCAGCGACGGTATGGGCGGCGGGGAAAGCGGCTGGATTGAATTGCGCAAGCTCCGCGCTGAAATCACGATGCCGACCGGACGAACTGCCGTGGTGGCCCAGCAGATCGAGGCGCAGATATCGGCGGAGATTCGCTGCCGTCCATCCCCGGGCCTGATCGCCGGGTTGCGCTTGGTCCACGGCAGCATCGTCTATCTAATCGAGGCGTCACTGCTGGACAACGACCGTACGATGTTGCGGCTGTTGTGCTCGGTGGTGCCAGCATCCCAATTGAAAGCAGGGGGTTGATATGGCCAGGCGTTCCCGTGGTGATTTCAAGCTGCGCGGTCTTCTGCGGCGGATCGGCAACCAGATGGAAAGCGATCTCCGTCCTGCGATGGTCCGGGCATCCGAGATGGTCCTGGCTACTCAAAAGGACCTGATTCCCAAGGATACCCACAAGGCGGAAGAAGCCTTGGAGGCGTTCGTGTCGAAATCCGGGCTGGATGCGCAGATCGGCATCCGTGGCAAGCGCGACAACCGGAAGTTTTTCTATGGGAAATTTCTGGAGTACGGCACCAAGCAGTACAAGTTCGGTAATGGCGTGATGGCCGCGCGCCCGGCACACCCGTGGCTGCGACCCTCTATCGACCTGCACCGGGACGACATTGTCTTGCTCATCAGGAACGCTATTACCAGCACCCTTGCAATGGCCGCCCGGGAGGCCAAATGAGTGATCCATCGCTTGCGCTACAGACGGCGCTGTATCAGCGGCTGACAGCGGCACTTGCGGCCCAGTCTGTGCCTGTGTACGACGCCGTGCCTAATGGCACGCCTTATCCCTACGTGACCCTCGATTATGAGGCCGTGGATAACACCACCCCGATTTCCGGCAGAAAGCGAGAAAACCGCCTGTTCTACCTGTCGGTCTGGTCGAACTACAAAGGCCAGGCCGAGGTAAAGCGCATCAACGCCGCAATTGCTGAGGCCCTAGACGAGCAACCGCTGGCGCTGAGCACCGGCGCCGCCGTCTCGGTCCGGGTCCTGCGCACTGGCACCAATCGTGAGCCGGATGGCGTGACCTACATGGGCTCCGTCACGCTTCGAATCATCACCCAGCACTGATATTGCCGAGCAACACCAGCACCCGCCATTGAGCGGGTTTTTTCGTTTCATCCGCGCCCTGGAGGGCAACATGGCTATTAAAACTTCTGCCGGTATCACGCTCAAGATCGGGCCGGCGCACAACGTTACCTATGGCGAAGACACAGCAGGCCGAACCGCAGCAGTCACCGCGCTGAAAGCGCTCATCTACAAGGAAATCGGCGAAGTCGAGGACGCGGGCGAACTGGGCGATGAGGCCTCGACCGCCGACTTTACCGCGCTGGCCAACCGCCGTAAGCGCAAAGTGAAGGGCACCTTCGACGCGGGCACCCAGCAAGTCACCCTCGGCGAAGATCCGGACGACGATGGCCAGGATGCCATCAAGGCGGCGCTGGCCAGTGATTCGAACTTCGCCGTCATGATGGATTACGGCGACGGCACTGCCGACTACTACCTGGTCCAGGTGCTCAGCTTCCGCAAACAGATTGGCAGTGCCGACTCCATTCGCAAGGCTTCGGTGTCGCTGGCGATCAACTCCGCGATCTACGAAGACAAGCCGTAACCCGCCCGGGGCTTCGGCCCCGGCATCACCCTCATTCCCCTCCTGAACCATTCAGACCCTTAAGGTAAAATCACATGTCCAAGACTGACCACGGCACCGTTGAAGTAAATATCGGCGCAGACACCTACATCCTGGCTTTCAACCTGAAGGCCGTGAAGCGCATCGAGCGCGTGTTCGGCGGCATCCTGCCCGCCATGCAAGAAGTGCAGAAATTCAACCTGGGCGCCGTTGTCCAAGTGGTCGCCGCCGGTGCTGGCCTGGCGTTGAAGCCGAAGGAAGTTGAAGAGCTGGAAGAGCAAATCTACGACACCGGCATGATCAGCATCACGCCGTCGCTCGTTGAATACCTGTCCGCGCTGCTGAACCCAGCAGCCAAGGCGGCCGAGCAACTGGACGCCGCTGTTGAAGACTCGAAAAAAACCGCAAAAAAGTAAAGCGGCCTGAGAACGGTAGCTATGTCGACGAATTGTTCGGCATAGCTACCGGCTGCCTGTGCTGGCCGCCGAGCGAGGCCTGGTCTGTCGCTGTGCCTGAGATCCTGCTGGCCTGGGATGCGAAGGTGGAGTTTTTGCGCAGCACCAGTCCTTTCGGATCGGGCAGCAAGAAGGCGGGGCCACCTGCGCCACCCGAAGATGAAACCCGGGACGAGAAGCGCGAGCGCATCAGGGCGCAGATGAATGCCCGCAAGGTGCGGAGCCATTGATAGCGCAGCCAAGAAGCGGATTTGATAGGGTTAGGCGTTTCAGGGAGGAAATCTGATGATCGCCGTACTCTTGATCGTGATAATTGTGATTTTGGCGCCTTGGGTGCTGGGGCTGCTGGTTGCCGCTGCTGCGGTTTATGGGACTTGGGTTCTTGTCGTTGCCGGTGTCAGCGCCGCAGCCTTGACGGTCATCGGCATAATTCTGACTGTGCGGGCTTTATTTTTTCCGAAAGAAACTGCGGCAGATCGCCTGGCTGCATCGAATCGCGAGTTCAACAAGAGGTATCTGCAGGAGGCTCGAGCGAAGAGAGCCACCGGCGGGGCTGAGGCATCGGATATCCCGTCGCGGGCGCCGGTTGAGGCTGTCCCCGTCCAAATCTCTCGGGCCTACACGCCTAAAATGATTGACTGCCCGCACTGTGCGCAGTCGATCCCTCGCGGCGGACTCTTCTGCCCCAATTGTGGGAAAGACCCGAAGCTTGTGCGTCGGTAGCAGTGTTACACCCCGCCTTGGGCGGGTTTTTTATGACCGCTCAATAGGCGGTTTTTTTTCGCCCGGAGAAAGTACATGGCAGGTCAAGAAGTCCAGGGGATGTTGATTCGCCTTGAGGCGACAACGGCGCAGCTCCGTCAGGAAATGGCTCGCGCCGACTCGACCGTGGCCCAGGTCTCCGGGCGCATTGACTCACAACTGAGTCGCGTAGACAGCGCCTTTGACCAGGTTGGTCAGAGCGCTCGAGCGGCTGGCGACCTGGTCAAGACCGCGCTGGCGGGGGCCGTCAGCGCCGCCGGATTGAGCGAGTTGCTCAGGCATGCCGAGGCTTACACGACTGTAGCGAACCGGTTGAAGCTGGTAACCACGAACGCCACGGAATTCACAGCCGCCCAACGCGCCGTGTTTGATATCGCTCAGCGTTCTGGCCAGCCACTGACAACCACGGCAGAGCTGTATCAGCGGATCGCAACGAACCAGAAAGAGCTGAAGCTTTCCGGCCAGGGTGTTGCCGGGATTGTTGAAACCATTGCTAAAACGATGGTGATCAGTGGTTCTTCCACCGAGTCGGCGAACGCCGCATTGATCCAGCTGGGGCAAGCGTTCGCGTCCGGCGTGCTGCGCGGCGAAGAGCTGAATTCGGTCATGGAGCAGGCCCCGGCTTTGGCTCAGGCGATCGCCAAGGGCATGGGTGTGTCGGTTGGCGCTCTGCGCTCGCTGGGCGCTGCTGGCAAGCTCACAGCTGATTCTGTGGTTAAAGCACTTCAGGCCCAGGCTTCAGCTGTGAACGAGCAATTTGGGAAAATGCAGAACACTGTCAGCACGGGCATGACACGGCTGGATAACTCGGCAACAAACCTGATCGGCAAATTCGACCAGGCAACGAGCACAAGCTCCAAGCTTTCCGATGTGCTGACCGGAATGGCAAAAAGCCTGGACTCGGTGTCTGCAAATGGTGCCTCGTTCGCAGATACCGTGGCGCGGGTTTCAAACGTGGCGGAAACCCTGGCAGTTGTTATTGGCGCGCGCCTGGCCGTGTCCGCCGGGCAGGCAGCTCTGTCCTTTGTGTCGGCGACGAAGGCGTCAATCGAGCAAACAGCAGCACTGATCCGCGCAACGATAGCCGCTGATGCCGCCGTCGTCGCTGATGCTGCCACGGCAAAACAGGCAGTGCTGACAGCTCAGTCCCGCCAAGCTGACGCTAAGGCCATGCTCGAACGGGCAGGCGTGGAATTAGCCACAGCAGAGCAAAAAGTGGCTGCTGATCGAATGCGCCAGGCATCAGAAATCGGCAATATGAAGTTCACGCAGGCGGCTCTGACTTCCGAAAGACAACTCGAGCTCGTGCGGCACTCCGCGCAAATTACTGACGTTGGGCGGGCACAATCTGTCGCCCGCATGGGCGAGCTGCGACAGGCTGAAACAGCCATGATTAACCAGGTCAGAGCCGCTGAAATCGCCTTGGCCGAGACCACGGTAGCCACGTCCGTCGAGATTCAGGCGGCATATCAGGCGAAGACCGCAGCGGCTGCGGGTTACGCGGAAACCAAGCTTGCGACAAACGAAGCCATAGCAGTTTCTGAGAGAACGGCTGCCGCTGCCACTGTCACATCGAGGTCGGTGGCCGGTCTTTCTGCTGCGGGCGGCGGCCTGCTGGGACTTTTGACAGGCCCTGTAGGGCTCATTGCAATGGCGGGCCTTGTTGCGGTTTCGTTCCTGAACTTCGGCAGCAGCGCGGATACCGCCACAAAAGCATTGATTGATCAAAATCTCACTGTGGTCGACAGCATCGCTAAGTTCAAAGAGCTAGGCGAAGCTCAGCGAACGTTACAGGTCTCCACATGGACGGAAAAGCAGACCGAGGCGCTCAATGATGTCAGCAAAGCGCTGAACGAATACTCGTTGCGCGGCCAAGAAGCGTTCTACAACTTGGGTATGGCGGGCACTCAGGGAGCGGAAACCTTCGTAAAAATGATGGATGAGGTGCGTGCAGGATCTCGCTCGCTCGACAGCGTGACTCAATGGGTCAAGGAAAACAGCGCGATCCTGCCTCAATACAAGACAATGCTCGAGCAGACGGCGGCTGCGTATGAAATCAACGGCGTCAAAGCTGACAAGTACGGCAAGCTTCTCAGCCAGGTTGGCACTGCTACCACGTCAGTTACCATCGAAACTGGAAAGCTCGCGGAGGCGCAACAGGTGTCGTCCGGGCAAAGTGCAGCGAACGTTGCAGCCTGGGACAAGTACTATGCGCAGCTGATCAAAACTCGTGATCTGCTCGGCGCCAACACCGAGGCTGAAGCGGCGTATACGGCCGCACGAATGGGGGCCACTCCTGCGCAGGTCGCTGCCGCCAAGCTCATCGGCGAGCAGACGGATACACTGAAGGCGTATCAGGAAGCGATTAAGCAGAGCAACGAAGTCGAAAAAGCGGCGCTCAAAATCAAGCTGGCCTCGCTTTATGCGGCCGAAGATGCGCAGAACGAGGCCGCTGCCGCTCAGAAAAAGGCGCTGGAAGACACCGCCAAGGCAGCCGAAGCGAGCGCTGGTCGCCAGGTCACCGCAATGCAGCAGGTCATTGATCAGACCCTTCGAGTCGTTCAAGGCCAGAGTCTGCTACTAGTGCAGCCTCAGAAACAAAACAATCTCTCCGGCGCAGCGCTGCTTACCTTTGGGGGCGCAACGCCGACAGCCCCAGTAGTGCCGAAGGCTTCGCCTGACGAGCGTGCAGCGGCCGCCATTGCCCAGCTCGACGCCACCACTGAAGCCAACAAGCGCGTAGACAAGGCCGCGAACGCCGCCGCTGCCGCACTCAAGGCCCAGGCCAAAGCGCTTCAGGACCTGCTGGACAAGTCGGGTATCTCGACTAAGGCGGCGAACGACATGGCCGACGCCTACCTGGGCGGCGCCGACAACGTCCGGGCAATGACAATCCAGCAGAAGATCGAAGAGGAACTGCTCAAGACCGGCGCCGGTGCGCGCGACAGAGTCACCAAAGCGATCAACGACATGCAGGACGCCGAGGATCGCCGGGACGTGGCCAAGACTGCAGCCGCGATGAAAGTCGAAGTTGACCAAACCCTGGCCCAGGCCAAGGCCACGCTTCAGGGCTCCGACGCGCTCGAGATCTACAACGTCAACAAGTCGATGCAGGTTGAGTTGGCGGGTAAAAACATTCAGTACGGCAGCAAGGAGTACGACCAGCTGCTGAAGCAGACCAAGGCGCAACTGGAGGCCAACAAGGCACTCGAGGCCGCGAACAAAGCTAACGACCTGGTCGACCGGCTGAATCCGCAAATCAAGCTGCTGAAGGAATACACTGAGGACCAGAAGGCCCTCAACGATGCAATCTCGATGTACCCAGAGAAAGCAGACCTTTACCGCGAGTCGTTGGTAAAACTCGGGCAGGAATACGGCGACAACCAGGCGAAACTAACGGTCTGGGGCCGCCTGACTGAGGGAGCCATTGACCGCATCGACAAGTCGTTCGCTGATGCCTGGCTGAACATCGATAAGGGCTTCAAGGGCTTTTCCGAAAGTTTGCTCGATGGATTTAAGCAGTTCCTGGCCGAATTGGCCCACGAAGCAATTACCAAACCGATTGTTATCAGTTTCGCGAACTCGCTGCTGGGCACCAACAAATCCGGCGGCGTTGGTGATGTAATCAGCGCCCTCAGCGGCGACAGTTCTAGCGGCAGCACCAGCGGCCTCGCCTCTGTGGCCAACAAGCTGTACAGCGCCTACAACATCGTCACCGGCGTGGGCGCCAAGGTTGTCGCGGGCTATGCCGAGGGCGGCGTTACCGGTGCTGCAAAAGCTGGCGTCAGCTATTACGGAGATAAACTCAGCACACTCTACGACATCGCCAAGGGCGGCATGGCCACGTTGTTGGGCCAGCAGACCGCGCTGCAAATCGCGCAGCAGGCGGCAACTCAGGCAGCACTGAACTACGGCGTCACCCAGGGTGTGGCTAGTACCGTGGGCCAGTTCACTCTCGATGCCGCAGGCCAACAGATCGCGGCCGGCTTGGTGCAGCAGGCAGCCACCGAGGGAGTAGCCTCGGCGGCCGCCACCCAGGGTGCAAGCAGCGGCGCGACAAGTGCTCTGGGCAGCGCCGCCTCAATGTGGCCGCTGGCTGTCCTCATGGGCATGATCCAGTCGGGCAAGTTGTACAGCGCGGGTGTGCGTCCTGACGCTGGTGCGATGTACGACAGCGCTGGCGGCACCGGGCTGGGCAAGGTCGTGATGAGCATCCCGACCCTGACCGCAAAGGCATTCGAAATCGTCGATGGCGCCTTGAGCAAGATCGTTGGTGGCAAGGCTGCGGCGATTCTCACCGGATCCACGTTGTATCAGGCGGTGTGGAGCAAAGTCGGTAGCAAGTTGTTCGGCAGTGGTTACGAAACCAAGGACGCTGGCATTCAGTTGGCGGTCAAGTCGGGCGAATTTGATGCCCTGCAGTACACGAAACAAAAAAAGAAGGGCGGTCTGATTTCGGGCAGTTCCAAAACCCGCTATCTGTACAACGACCTGCCGGACGATACGCAAGACGCGCTCGGCAGCGAGTACAACACCACGGTAATGGGCGCTATGGCGCTATTCACACAGCTGGGCGTCAAGCTCAACGACAGTGTGCTCGATGGCCTCAACATGGCGTCGTCGCAGATCAGCACCCAGGGTAAAACCTCGGAGCAGATCCAGGCTGAAGTGGATCACTGGTTCGCGCTGCTGGGCGACCAGGTAGTTGTGGCGGTCTCCAAGGCGACCGACGCGGGCGTCAGCGGCTTCAGTTACGTCGGCTTGCAGGCCTTCGTGAAGAACCTGTATGACGTGAACACCATGCTGAAGCATGTCAACGTGGGTCTCTACGACATGTCCGTGACTGGCGGCTTCATGGCCGAGCAGCTATCTGCCATGGGCGGCGGCTTTGAGGAGTTGCAGAAATCTGTCAGCGCCTATTACGACGCTTTCTTCTCCGACAACCAAAAGTCGATCGACACCATCAGCGATATCCAGGACGTTTTCGACGGCCTGAATATCACGCTCCCAGACAGCCGCGATGGGTTCCGGGCCATGGTCGAGGGCATCGACAAGTCCACCGAGGCTGGCCGCCAGATGTTCGTCACGCTGATGACCCTCGCCACCGCAGCGGACCAGGCCTACGACATTATGGAGGCCCGGCAGAAGACGTATTACAGCGCCTTCTACAGCGAGTCGGAGAACACCGCGCGCACCGTTGCGGACGTTACCGCCGAATTCAAAAAGGCGAACGTTGCTCTGCCGGCAACCCGAGACGGGTACAGGGCAATTGTCGACGGTATCGACCGGACAACCGAGTCCGGCAAGACGCTCTACAACACCATGATGGCCCTGGCCGGATCGGCGGACACGTTCTACAAAGCCCAGGAACAGGCCCAGTCTGCCGCGCAGGCCGCCGCTATCGCGGGTGCGAGCAACGCAATGAGCGCGCTGCAACGGGCAGTCACCGCTGAGAAAAATTCGCTCACCGCCGCGTACAACGCTCGGGTGGCATCGCTGAACGACATGCTGTCGACGGCGCAGGCCAGCGTGACCGGGCTGACCAACACCGGCACCGCGCTGGAAACCGCGCTGAAGTCGCTAAACGGCACGTCTGAAACCACCGTGAAGATGCTGCGCGAGCAGGCTAAGGCAACGCTCCAGAATGCGCTGGCCACTGCCCAGGGCGGCGGCTCGCTTGTCGGCTTTGATGGCCTGGACGACGCTCTGACGTCGGTCAGCACCAACACCACCGACATGTACGGGTCGCTCGAGGACTTCACCCGGGAGCAAGGCCGCACGGCGAACGTGGTCGCTCAGCTCAACGCCATCAACGGCATACAGCTGACGGCCCAGCAGCAGCTATTGAAGAGCGTGCAGACTCAAATCGCCGACGCGAAGGATCAGTTCGACCTGCAGATGGCCAAGCTGGACGATCAGCTCGACGCCGCTCAGAAGCAGCTGGACGCACTGAACGGTATCGACAATTCGGTCGTGAGCGTTGCCGAGGCGCTGAACGCTTTCAACGCGGCAGTGCAGTCGGCAATTGCAGCGGCAGCGGCAGCCGCGGCTAAACCCTCGACCCCAGCGGCCGGTGCGTCAACTGGCTATACCGGCTCTGGCGGGGGCGTCGGCTACAACGATATCAACGCCATCTACAACAACGTGCTGGGGCGGGATGCGTCGGTTTCCGATGCCTCGTACTGGGCCGGGCTGGCAGCGGGTAAGACCGCTGCTGAACTGGCCGCAGCGATCAAGGCTGATGCAGTCACGAACGGCGAAATCAAAGGCTATGCCTCGGGCGGCTTTCACTCGGGTGGCCTGCGCCTTGTCGGCGAAAACGGGCCTGAGCTGGAAGTTACCGGCCCGTCGCGGATTTACAACGCCAGTCAGACGGCCGCCATGCTCAATGGTGGCAACGACAACCCGGCGCTGTTGGCTGAGATTAGAGAGCTGCGCGCAGAGAATCAGCGCGGGCAATTCCAGATCGCCAAGTACAGCCAGAAGGTGGCGCAGCTGCTGGAGAAATTCGATAACGAAGGCATGCCACAGGAGCGGGATTACGCATGAGGCTCATCAAACCGGTGGAGATCACCGAGGCGAAGCTGATCAGCAGCAACGTCCCCGAAAGCGATTACCCGGCCTGGTCGGCAACGGCAACGTACGCCATCGCCGCCCGGGTGCTGCTGGCCCACAACATCTGGGAAGCCCTCGCGGCGGTGCCCGCCGGCGTAAAGCCAGGTGAGGAGGTTGTAACGGCAACGGCTCCGGCCAAGTGGCAACTGATCGGCGCCGACAATCGCTGGCGGATGTTCGACGCCAAGGTCGAATCGCTGACCACGAACGCCGGTACGATCGCCGTGCGGCTGCGGCCTGGCGCGGTGGTCAACTCGCTGGCGATGTTCAATGTCACCGGCCGCACCGTCACCGTCACGATGGTGGACCCGCTGGAAGGGGAGAAGTACCGCCGGGTTATCACCTTGGTCGATGCCGGGGTGACTAACTGGTATGACTACTTCTTTTCCGAGATCGATATCCGGACTGACCTGGTGCTACTCGATATGCCCGCCTATGGGTCTGCTGACATTCTAGTGACAGTCGACGCTGGATCGTCCACGGCGGCAGTCGGACACATTGTGATCGGGGCCTGGAAGGCTATCGGCGATGCGCTTTATGGCAGCTCGGTCGGCATTAACGACTACAGCCGCAAGTCCACTGACGAGTTCGGCAACACCACCGTTGTCCTGCGCTCTTACTCAAATCGGGCAGAGTTCGATATCTCACTCGAAACAGCGCAGGTAGCAAAGGTCCGACGCCTGCTCGCGGACCAGCGCGCCATCCCGACCGTCTGGATTGGGGAAGAAACTTACGAGTCGACGATCCTGTTCGGCTTCTACAAGGACTTCAACATAGTGCTGGCCGGGCCGGTTCTGTCCTCCGGAACTATCACTATCGAAGGCCTGGTGTAGCAGTTTCAACATACTTTGCTTGTTCAATATTGAAGGAATTACTCAATGGCAGCTCCTGCAATTGCTGCGCTTCCGGCTGCGCCAACGCGCGGCGATGCGCCGACTGATTACTCGTCGAAGGCTGACACTTTTACAGCTGCCCTTCCGCCGTTTGGCGTCCAGGTAAACACGGCAGTAAGCTGGATGGCCGATACCATGGCCGCGACCTTGGATTACAAGAACGCTGCTGCGGCAAGCGCAAATCTCGCCTCGCTTGCCGCGCAAACCGCAGCAACGCAGGCTGCCTTGGCTGCATCCGGTGGAGCTGCGCAGGTTTCACTGGCGGCGACCCAGGCGCAGAACGCAGCACAGAGCGCTACTAACGCGCAGACTTACGCTGCGGCCGCAGGCTCCGCAGCAGGTATTCCCACGTTTACCGGCCACGATGCTTTCGACGTACTGCAGATCAACTCAGGTAAAACTGGCGTGCAGTGGGGCAAGGCTGGGCAGGCCGTGGGTGATATCCTGGTAACGGCCAGGACTCCGGATGCAACTTACGCTGCGGGCAATCGCACAGTGTACGCAAAGACTCAATTTCCCGACTTGGCAACCTTGCTGGGCTCTCTAGCGGACGCTGACCGTTCGACTGTAACTGTCGCCAGTATTGATCCTACAGTTCCAGCGGAGACCACCAGCTATCTACAGATAGCACAGACGGACAATAGCAGTCTGATAATTGCGTTGATTAGCAACTCACCATTTCCTTGTGTAACGTCTACTGATAAGGGCGCTACATGGACTAGACGACTTACTGGATTTGCGGCGCTGCCTTACCAACTCGCTTGCGGAAACGGAATGTTTGTCGCAACATTTGCAAGCTCGGCAGTCATCCAGACATCCACCGACGGCGTGACATGGACTTCTCGCTCTTTGGGGGCAACAGTTCAATCACCTGCCATATTTTGGACTGGTACGATATTTATCGTCTGGTCTATCGGTACTACAGGAGGTACATTTTATACCTCACCTGATGGCCTGACATGGACTACACGCAGCACCTTCACTACTGTTGGCGCCAC